TTACAGCAACAATTCTTTCAACACATCTCTTTGCCCAAAAATCAACTGGGTGTCCACCCTCATTTGTTGTATGAACTTCAATTATCCCTAGCTCGGGGCCAGCTTTATAACTCATTACCATTTGTTAGGCTCTCCTACTTTATTTTTTTTAAGGTGACTGTCATGTTTGTCAATTAAGACAGGCTCTTGTTCTTGTTTAAATTGTTGCACTTGGCTTTTTTTCTTGGTTGTTAATACTCCTTTCTCGTTTGGTATAACAACCAACGGATCATCTAAACGATGGTAGCCATAAAGTTTTTCATGAGCAGGAACAGCTGTATCTAGCAAGTAACTTGTTGCAGCAACTTCAACTTGAATGCCACTAAACATAGCTTTGCTTAACCAAAACTCTACAGATGCTCTGCCTGCTTCAGCAAAATGCAAATTTCCTTTATAGCTAAAATCAATTCCAAACATTTTAATTTTCCCAACCTTGTTCCATACAGCAAATGCTACTGCATAAGCAACGGTGTTGTTTAAGTAGTGAGATCCACATGCGCCTAAGACTTCATCGATTGGGTAATCCACAAGGCCAGGACAACGATTATCTAATTCACATGTGTAAATAGGTCCTTGATGCTCAGTTAAAAGTTTTGACATGCTGTCGGTTTGTCCCCCGGCATCGTCGGTATCTAGGAATCTAGATGGAGGATCCATCATAAAGACTCTGTCATGGTAAATCACAGAGGCTACTGCGTTGATAGCCCACACCTCATCGAAATGTGATCCATGTGATTTTGCTAAATTATAGTCAAACCAACTTTTGCCCATTCCGACAATAGCCACAGTCTTACCTTCAAGTTTTTTGATTGGTTTCATTTTCTCTCTCCTTTATGTAACCGTTGTTCTAAGCGAATCGTATCTGTATTCGTCTCTCCTGCCTCTAGCTTCAGCTTTATTTTTAAGTCTAGCCATTTCTTGTTGAAATCTGTTTTCATATAATGTCATCATGTCACCATCACCTTTCATAAAGGTGTAAGCTTCAACCAAACATCCATACAACAATCCATTTCTTGCATGGTCAGATATCCAAGTTCCTGTTGTATCTGTTACCAATGAGTTTGGTTTATATAAATAATGAAGTTCAGTTGTATAGTTTTCATCTGGTACTGGAGCAATAATTAAACTTGACTCTTTTAGTCCAGTATTTAAATTTTTATCAAAGTCACCATAATACAATGGCACTCCCCTTTCAGCTGAATCAGTTGGATCAGGGTTGTATTCTTGCATAAAGCTTGGATGTTTCTTGTCAAGATAATGGTACTCTCCATTGCTATCTATAATAGACAAAGAAAAAGATAATTCAAAGTCATCCGGGGCTGTTAAAAATCTAGAGCCAGCGGTCATAGATCCTTGTACGTTTCTTCTAAAATAATCAAACTGAACAAGCTCAAATATTCTTTCTTCTGTATTCTTGATTATGTCATCAAGCGTATCAACAAAAGTAGTTTCACTATTTTGAACATAGTTTTGTATTAATGTTTTTAATTCAGCTAGAGTCATGATGTAATAATTGTAACCTCTCCAACAGCACCTGTCATTTCAGGAACCAAAAAGTTGGTACCTATGATATCTGAATTAATGTAATGTGACTCATAAATGTTGGTGTAAACAATAACAACATAACCTTCTCCCACTTCCTTATCTGTATCGGGCCTGGCTTCATATAAAGCCTCAGGATCCATTACATGTGGCAAAGGTTCTAATTGTGGATGTTTAGGCTCCCAGCACTCAGGACAAGTCTTAAGACCGTTCCATTCTTTTCTTAGCTGGTTATAAGGATATTCAAATGCACATCTATCACATAAAGATATTGCATACTTACCTGAAGCATATGCCATGTTAGTATCCGTTTCTTAGATAAGGAGCTACTCTAAACGAAGATCTATCTTCGTCTTGAGACAAAGCTCTTTCAAATTCTTCCTCGTACATTTGTTTTAACATGCCAACTCTATCAGGAGCTTTCTTAATTGCGATGTAATATGCAAGCCCAGCTGCAAAGCAAGGGTAAAACCTAAAAGGCATGTCCATAGTGTTAGTCCCGGCATCAGCGTCATCCATTCTTACTAGCTTATTAAAGACTAATACGTCAGTAGAGTTTTCTGGAGCTGGCCATATCTTCAAAACAGGAGCAATAAGCTTATCTAAAAAGAATTGAGAAGGTCTAGACTTGGTTGATTTTGTAGGAATGTTTAAGTATTCACTTCTACTAACCCTAGACATCTGAAGATCTACGTTGGTTCCATCTGTGTCTCTTCTGATAGAGCAATCTAATATATCAATAACATTAGAATTTAATGTGTAATCGTTTTGACCTTCAACAACTGTCTCAGTCGTTTGCTCTATGGTCCATTGATTAAGGCCACGGTTAGCCCACTCAGCAAGCATCAAGTTAATAGATCGTTTGGCTGTTTTTAAATCATAGCCAGTTCTAAGTTCCAGGCCGCATCTTTCAAATGCTTCTTCTACAAACTCAGCTACGTTTGGTTCAAAATCTGTGCTATTTGATGTTGTCATTTATTTGCCTCTTTGCAACATGGCTTTTTTCTTTGAAGATTTATTTAAATCTCCATAATGAAAAACAGGTTTACTAGTTTTTGTATGAGTTTTATTTGTATGTAATTTTCCATTAGGCATCTTATGATACGATCCTTTCCAGACAGTGCCATCTTTTAAATAATGTTTTACGTTCATTCCCATTATGAATACTTAGTTTTTTTTCTTCTGTTGCTCATTACTTTACCACAACCTCTAGCGATTCTCCTTACCTCGCCACCATTTTTTAATTTGACTTTAGCTTTGGGTGTATTTGGTACAACTGTCTGCCCTTTTTTAGCAGCAACTTTTTTCTTTCTAGCTGTTTCTGCTCTTTCTTCTTTTGATAAACTATAAGCTTTTCTAGAAGGAAGGCATCGATCTGGATTTTTTTTATCTTTGCTTGTGCCACAAGCTCCTTTAATAGATCCATCTGTTCCTATGCGAACCCATTTTTGTTTACGCCACTCTGCTAATTGACCCATTACCTAAGCCTTTCTTTCATAACAATGCCTTGTCCTTTAATGCTGACAAGCCCACCATTTTTCATTTTCTTTTTAGATCCTTTTGCATAGTTTGGATCTTTGCAATATTTAGATGCGGCCATATTTGCATATGCGCTAGGATATGTATCAAAAGTTCTTTTAGCCCATGCCTTTCCTTTTTCACATATTTTTCCACCACTTTTTGCTTTAGCCATTACTTTCTTTTAGATTTTGCTCCAGCACATTTCCATCTTTTTCTTGATAGATTGTTGGGAGTGTTAGGGTCGTTTTGTTTCTTTTTAGATAGTCTTTTCTTTATACCAAGACTTCTAGCGCAATATGAATCACCTTTAGATGTACCGGGCTTTACTCTTGCTCCACCACCTTTAGCTTTACCGGCTTGGCCGTAACTAACCTTTTTACCAGAAGCGGTTACTTTTACTTTAGCTTTACCTTTTCTTGGCGTTGCCATTTAAGAATTAAATATACTAACTCTGTCAATATTACTTAATACAACGTGAATACCATCAACAAACAAGACTCCAGAATCTGGAATATTTAAAGTTTCAGTATCGTTTGCGTTGCAAGGGGCGATTAATAAAGTGTCTCCAGTAACAGAACCATTTCTAAAAGTCACAGTACCGTCTGAAGTTCCTCCAGCAATAATATAACCTCTTAACCTTGATCGACCACCTTGCAAGACAACTCCACCTGTAGCAGTGGAGTCAGTCGTAGCTGTTTTTACATCTGAACCTACAATTCTACCTGCCATAATTAGCTCCTAAAATTAAGCGTCAGCAAATGGTGTAACTATAGTTCCTGAACCAATTAACAATGAATCGTGAACTAAATATGTAGCTGCATCGATAGCTGTAACTCGTACAACACTTCCTGCAATACCACCCTTAGTTGAACCATTCATAGTCATAACATCGTTAGATGCTGCTGGAACAAAAGCTTTCTTAGCGCCATCGTCTACAGCTACTAATACTGCACCTTCAAATTTGTCGGTACCATCAGTTTTAATATCTAAGTCTGTTGCTGCTGTTTCTATTACAAAGTAGAAAGAAGCACCAATGTTGTTAGCTTGGTTAGGGTCTGTAGGATCGCTTGGAGTTGCTGATGAGATAGAAGGTAAAGTAAATTTACCATCTGCATCATTAC